AGGGAGATTATTATGAAAAAGGTAAAATAAAATCTTATTAAATCAACTCTCTTGGAGGGTGTCCCCTCCAACTCCCCGACCTCTGGACAAGGTCTATTTTTTTTGAAAAAAATTTAAAAAAACTTCATCAAAACTATTGACATTATACAACTTTAGTTGTATAATAGATACATAAGGTTAAGGAGGAAACCTTAGACAAGGAAACTAGTAGAAAGGAAAACAAAATGTTTAAGTTCAAAAAGAAGCCACTCAAAGTAAAAACAAATAAGCTAGTAGTCAAAATAAACTTATTTATAATCAGCTTTGAATGGCACATCGAATTTGGATAGTGAGAAATCACTATCCACCCCTTCGGGGGTGTACTTAAATTATAACAGGAAAAACAATGAAAGTAAATCTAAAAATTAGAAAAACCACCAAGCGTGAAAAAGTTGAATTTATTATTGGACTTTTTCTACTCCTATTTGCAGTATGGTATTTTATGAGGTAATATATGTCAGTAGATATTAAAGCTATCCGCTGGCTTTTAGACAACGCCACAGCCTATGCTATCAGCAAAAACTGTGGCGTATCTATTCAGGCAGTAGATAAGTATAAAAACGGTGTATCAGATATTATGAACATGCGTTTAAAACACGCTATCAGCATGACTTCTTACGCCCATACACTACAAGAAAAACAGTGAGTACCATCACTGTTTTTTCTATTTTGAGCAAACAAAAAACCGCAAGCTAAACAGCCTGCGGTTAGTGTAATCTAATTTGAAAGTCCTTTCTGTTTTTTTATTTTTCTTCTTTTGGTTTGTCAACGACGGTCACAAGGCCATCTGGTTCTGTTTTGAATGCTGGATCTGTGTGTAATTCACCGTTTGCCTTCAAGTAGTACCAGCCATCGCCAGACTTGACGAATTGTTTAGATAGCATATAACCATCTTTTTCTTCCATAAAATACCAAGTTTCTCGGTATTTTACCCATCCAGTGGCCATGCGGCCATCTGATTTGAAGAAATACCAGCGATGGTTAATAAACATCCATCCTGTGACCATTGCGCCACGTTTATCAAGGTAGAACCAATCTTTACCATCATTAAACCAACGATTGATTAGACAATATCCACGTTCATTGAAGTAGAACCACTCTCCCTTGATTTGCTTCCATGTTTTAGTGGGATAAGAGCCGTCTGACTCCTCCCACCACCAGCCAGAAGCATTTTGGCGCCATCCAGCTTCAGACAGACCACCTTCAATATCTTTCTTGAATTGCTCACGGCTAATGCCCCATTTTGCAAGATAAGGATATGGATCCACATGGTCGCTTGCATTTCGTGGCTGGTTATACGTACAGTATTGGTGTGTCTTAATGCCTGCTAGGCTGTCAGAATCCAGCGTTTTCGGAATCCCTGCTTCATCAGCAAGGTTTCGCAAAAGCTCAACATAGAGCTTATAATCACGCATGAACTCTTCTTTAGTTGAATGGCTTTCAATAAGCTCAACTTGGCCGTATCCTTCAACGTTCCAACCACCTCCTACATCGTAGGCCCCCATGTCTGTGTACCAGGTTTGCATCACACGGCCGTTCCCAACAACGTGTGAAAAGAAACCTGAATCAACAGGACGCCGCATGTGGTAGTCTGCTTCATTTTGGGCAGTTGAATTTGGATTGCCCGTTGAATGTGCATGAATTTGTCGGTATGGTTGTTCGCCAATTTGTGGTAAGTCAGTTCGTAGTCTGCTTGTGTCAATATCCATTATTGTTCTCCTTCATTCTTGTCGTTTTTGTCGCCAGATAAACGCTCAAATGCCTTAATGATAGGCTGGAAGATGACCACATTCCCTTTCAACTTACGGTAATTTTCGATGAGTGACTGGAATGTGAAAAGCAAATATCCGAGGTAAATCGAGTATAGAAATGCGAACCCTGTCTTCTCAGGTAGCAAGACAGACATCGGAATCAATACCATAAGCAGAAGAACACCAAGAATTTTTCGAATCAGGCCGTTAATGCCAATCTTGCTTTTGTATTCAATTTCTGGATTTGCAATCGCTGCGAAGGTTCCTGATGCAAAATCTACGATTTCTAGAATCACGATTAAGCCTAGAGCGTACAATACCAAACCATCTTCTGTTTGGATTAGACTTCTAAAAAAGTTAAACAATTCGATTTTCATATATTTCTCCTATTCTTTCCCTTCGAATTTCCAAGCAACACCAGTTCCGTTTTGTTCCAAGGTGCCATTTGTCACAAATGCGCTGACAGGCTCACTATTGTATGTGAATTCCTTGTTAAGCTGAACCAAGATGCGCTTACCTTCACCGTTGACCTCTACGTGCTCAGGGTCTTCAATGGTAATTAGGTCATGTGGTAGGTAGGTCTTACCTACTTCGGCCAGAGGAATCAGCTCAACCAATTCTTTATAAGTCGTGCCGTACTCGATATTCTTGCTCATGACAGAGTTCAAGACAAGAACATGAATGACCTTCTGATTCACCTTTGCATTTTCTTCAGTCTGCTTAATAAGAGCTGCAAGCTTGTTCTGTTCACTCTCGTTTTGCGCAATCTTCTGATTGGCCTGTTCAAGCTGTGCCTGTGTTTTGACAATGGCGCTTCCTGGATCTAGCTCAGCTTTTAAGATATCTAGCACAGCTTGAATCAAGACGTCTTCTGGTTCGTTTGTACGATCTCCAGGGAATGATCGTGAGTTAGTGCTGTAGCGATTTCCTTCTGATAATTGAATTTCTACCACGGTTTCAACATTAGAATCAGAAATTCTTAAGTACGGTTTTGTTGATAGATTATACCCATTGATTGCCATGTTTATGCTCCTTCTGCTGGTTTAGTTTGTTCATTAATCAGAGCTTCCAGCTCATCTACTCGTGCTTTAAGTTTTTGATTTTCTGCTTCTTTTTCTACCAGTTGAATCTTCAACAGATTATGTCTAAGCATTGATGCCTTTGAATCAACTAACATGTCATCAAGTGTCATGCTTAGGACTTTGTTAAGTTGTTCTTCGTTCATTTTCTAAGTTCTCCAATCTTTGTGTTAATGTTTTATTTTCAAGAGCAAGTTCCTGAATTGCCTTGAGAGCTATATTAGTCAATCTGAGATTGTCTAGGTTCAGCGTGTCGCCGTTTTCGTAAACAAGCGTAGGATCCACTGCTTGGACCTCCTGAGCGATTAATCCAATCTTCGTGTGTGCTTGTTGTGGTCTATCCTCTTGTTTCTTCCAATCGTATTCTTTGAATTTGAATTGATGGATATAGTCAAGAGCCTTGTGTTGGCAGTCAATAATGTTTTCTTTCAGACGTCTGTCTGAAAAATACTTATTCACAATTGCCCACAAGCTATAAGCTGTACCGTTAAAGCTATAGTAAATATCATTCCCAGATCCGCCGAAGCTCAAAGATACATTGTCTGAATTCCAGAAACCGATAGTGGCTGTAGGTTTATTCCCCACATTTCCTTTTTCGGTTCTCATCCACCCAATTCCTTTCGCTTTAATGTAGCCAGCAACCGTTAAAAGAAAATCATCGCTTTTATTAGCATAGCCTCCAGTTGTGAAATCTGAATCTTTGTATATAAAAAGCCCGTAAGGGACATCTTCTCCACGGCCGTTGGATCCAATGAACTGGACCCCTAGTCCGTCTTTGGAATTGTAATCACGAGGTACATTAATCTGTAGACCGCCATTGACAGTATCAAACGAACCATAAGATCCTAGTTGTATTTTAGTGTGTCCTGTTAATGTTCCACCAAAGATATTCGCACCTCTAATCGTTCCACCGTAAATCCTATCACCGCTTAAAATACCTGAACGAACCTGACTGGCATTGATTTCAACGCTCTGAACACGGTTAATGAAGGCTTGCTTTGCAAATAGCTGACTCAAGTAGACTTCATTTGCGACAAGTTTATTAAAGAAAGCCTGGTCAACTTTTATTTTTTCCGCAGTAACAGCTTCAGCATCCAAAACAACCGTGGTCACTGAACCAGCTTCAAAATTGGCCGTTTTTAATTTATCAATCATAGCTGACTTGATAACTGCACTATCAATCAAAGTTTCACCCGTAATATGAGTCAACTTCCCGTCAAGTCGATTATGACCGTTAGCTCCAAGATTGAGACCGGAAATCAAATCGCCTGCGCTATTTATGTTCTGAACAGACCACGAGCCAGCAAGTTGATTTTGAACTGTACGAATAGCTTCGTCAGTGTCTTCAGGGGCTAGAGTGAATGGTGTCGCATCGCTTCCAGTTTCAAGTTTTATCTCTGAAATGTAAAGGTTTATTGATTTACCGGGATTTCCATAAAACATTAAATTGATTTCATCGATATCAACTGGTAACTCATAATTAAAACTAAGTTTTTTATAAGTGGATGCAGTTATGTCGCTATTTGAAATCTCTCTCCACGCCTGTGATTTTATTGCACCATCTTTCCTATAATGCAAACCAACATCTAAGCCAGAAAAAGTGTTATATCCATCTTTTGAAACCAAAAAAGAAAGAGTGATTTTGTCGGATTTTTTTAGTTCAATTTTGAATGTCTGTTGCAATCCAAAATAACGAGCATTTATAGATGTACCATAAATGTGCACGCCCGTTTTACCACGATTTTTAGTTGAATGTTCATAGTTGAAATTTAATCCAGATATATTCGATTCTTTCCAATTCTTAGAACCGTCCCTAAAATCAGCATTCTTCACATAATTTCGGCTATCTCCGACATTTTTAGCCACTTCAACCTGAAATAGCTGATTCGTCAAAGCCATCCGAGCGACCTTCTCAGCAATGTCAGACTCACTACGACCAATTATTCGTTCGTAGAGCAGATTGGTTTCTTTCACTCGCTGAAATTCGACGAGGTCAGCCTTGCTATCAAGCTGCCGTCTCACTTGCTCACTGATTTGTTTCGCCTCTTGAGCTAGCAAACTACCTGCGCCAGCGTTTTTCAAAGCATCATCAGCTCTACGCTTGACTTCTTGTAATGGGCCATTGTCAAAACTGCTGAAGCGCTGGTCGATAGTGTCAGATAGTTTTCTCTTGACCTCTTCGGCTCTGGCTTTGGCAAGTTCGATTCCGTCCGCAATTTCTTGTCTCAGTAATCCTACCTTATGCTCAAAGTCTAAATCAGCATTTTGAAGAGCCTTTTCAAGGGCAATTTCTTGTGCGGTTCCTGTCACACCAAGGATTGCATCCGCTGCGCTAGATAGGCCACCAGAAGCTCTAGAACCACCAGTTCCTGCCTTATCATCAAAAGTCAGAGAGATATATTCTTCCTTCAAAGCGTCGAACTCGTAAGCAATAGCTTTCTTTAATGAATCGACATTATGCTTCCGACTCTTAAGGTTAACTGTGTCACCCATGTGAACCACTTGGCCATCAAGTTCGTAAGCTTCAATCTTTATAGCATCAGAGACCTTATCAATGCCCTCATTTGAAAACTTAGCCTGTGCCCACTTCTGCAACTCTTCAACGCTCTTTGCGTTGTTGTTCTCATACTCTTTTTCATTGATATAAGGGTATGAGTTGATAAGAGGACTATCAACAGTTACTCTGATAGTCGTTTCTTTTTCAGCACCTTCAGGCTTAAACGTCGACTTTGCATGAATTCTTGTGACAACATTCTGACTGTTCCTTGTGCGTTGGTAATCCTTCAGATTCTTGTGTGTCGTGATAACAACACCACGATTCTCACCACGGCTTTTCTTGACAGTCATCGCAAAGTTATCACGAACCAGCTCACCTTCCCATGTACCAACTATACTGTGCTTACCGTCCAGCAATACAGAGTACAGAGTTTCTGTTTCAGTTGTGTTGAAGGTCCTACGATCCTGGATATCGCTATTGAAAGAAAAATCCCCCAAAGCAGTTTTGGTGTTTTGAACCATGCGAGAAAGAGCCATACTACAGCTCTGACTAGTCACACTTACTGGCGTGATAGAACGTTGCATCACATCGTCTGAAATATGATAGGCTGTGATTTCCAGATGGTCATTGTGTTCAACAGGTTTCTTGATGCGAAATAGCTGCGCACCAAGTACAGGAGTTGGCGCTTTTATCAACATATCTTCTTGGATGAGCTGATAGATACCAGAGTCAGAAATAGGATATTTCACAGTTAAGGTGAAATCGCCATTCATGGTCTCTTTAACAATCGCCGAAGTCGCTTCATGAAGTGGCTCACCGTTCCATCGAACGGCTCTCACGTCTTTATTAAGTAGATAAAGCAATTATGCCCACCCCCAAACTGTCTCGATTTCAAGCGATTGAATACCTGGCCCCAAAATAACCCCAACATTCTTCACTTTCGCTGGATCAACTGTGATAAAATCCCCTGACCATTTCACTGGTTTTCCTGTTGTTGTCTTAAAACTAGGATTGTCAGGATTATTGACCATCACAAGTGATTCAGTAAGCCTTTCAAGCCTAATGACCTGACCAGCGATTGTAAATGAAGTCTCAGAAGTGCTCTGACCAACGATTGTGATTTTAGGAAAGGCAAGAGCAGAACCTTGAACGGTCAAGGTCCCACTCCTTGTCAATCTCTGTGTATCGGTGTCTTTAAAGTATTTGGTAGGGTGACAAGTGAAGGTTGCTTTAGTCATATAAAGACCAGGTTGCACTTCTTCAAGGTCGCTCACATTGACCTTATAGCACCAAAGACGAGTTGTTTTGACTCGCTCACTCTCTAGCCAGAACTTCTCACGGATAAACAGACTCATAAATTGGTTCATCTGTTCTTCAGTAGGTTTGACCAAGTAAATCGTATAAGATTTCTTGACCAGTTCCCTATGCTTGTTTGTCTGAACGATTGCTCCACTGATACCACCATGCTCTAAAAGAGCTGTCTTGCTATCTCCTAGAGCAATTGAGGGAGAATCATGGACAATGACCTTAAAAGGAAAAGACGATGTCCTCACACCGTCAATCACAAGCTCGTTGTGTTTTATCATGCAACCCCTCCTCTCAATTGTGTCTTACGTTGCAATTCGTCAGCAATGCGCTGAGCCACCTCATCAGCAATCCGACTGATGTCAGCTTCTTCTCTGACAGTGTTACCAGTAATAGTAATGTTGATGGTCGGTGAAGTTCCACCCATTGTCTGAGCAATACCTCGACCGATAGCACCAAGTGTTTTATCATTGAGTGGCAATACTGCCTCATTCCCAGCTTCACCACCAATCATAAGATTATTGCCATTCATTCCGAAAATGGTCGGTTTCGTCATGATACCACCTTTGGCATACCATTCGATGCTGACGCTTGGCACACCTTGACTTATCCAATCTAATGGATTGGCTGAACCGCTAACAGAGAAGTGAGGCAGTGGGATATGTGGCCAACTAATGCTGAAGTTGAACAATCCTTTGATGGCATTGATAGCCGTGCTGACAAGGTCCTTCGCCCCATTGATAGCACTACCGATGGAATTTTTAATCCCATTCCAGACGCTTGAAACCTTGCTTGAAATACCGTTCATGATATTTCCTATAGTTGTGGAAATACCTTGCCATGCCGTTGAAATGATGCTAGAGATTGAAGAAATTACTGTTGAAACAATTGATTTAATCGCTTCCCAAACCACTGACATGGTATTTTTGATTGTCTCCCATGCTCCTGACCAATCTCCATTAATCACTTGCATGATGGCAGTTATGATTCCTTGAATGACTGATATCGCAGTCTGCACAACTGTTTTAAGCACCTCCCAAACTAATGAGACGCTTGTTTGCATGTTTGTCCACATCGCTTCAAAATATGGAACCAGATATTCCATAGCAACTTGAATAACAGTGGTGATGATGTTAATAGTCGTACCGATTATTGTAGAGATAGTATCCCAAACAATTTTAAAGGTGCTTTCAATGAGCGCTTGGTTCTCATTAATCCATTCAGTGATCCCGCCAAATACGGAAATGATAAAATCTGAAACATTCTGGATAGCTGTGCTAATTGCGGTTTGAATGGCTCCCCAAACCGTATTGACAATTTCCATGATCCATGTGTGGTTAGTTTCCCACCAAGCAATCATCCCTCCAAAAACATCCTGAATAACCTTATCAATGCCAGTGATTGCTAAAGTTATCAAGTATGACATGATGTTCCAAACGTAGCTAGCTGTTTTCAAGATATCTTCTTGATTGGTTTTCCACCAATTCGTTAAAATCCCCCAAACGTCTTGAACTACCGTACTGATTGCTTGAACAACTGTGAGGACAGTCGTTGAAATGGCATTCCAAACTGTGCTCGCGATATTGTAAATCGTATCTTGATTTTTCTTCCACAAAGCTAACAGGGCATTCCAAATTGTTTGAACGATTTCTAGTATAGAATGTATAGCTGATGAAATTGCGCTCTTGATGCTTTCCCAAGTGTTGATTACAAAATTCTTAAAGGTCTCATTATTTTCCCACAATTCCTTCAAGCCGATGATCAGTAGTGTGATGACGGCTGCAACTCCCAAAACCGTTCCTATTACTGGAATAAATGCTCCAATAAGTCCAAGAACCGTTGTTTCCATTGCAACCGCTGCAACCTGTAAGGCTAGAAAAATTGGTAGCAAGGCTCCTACAACTGCTAAAATACCAGTAAATACAATGATGGCTTGTTTAATTGGAGTAGATAAGTTGCTGAACCAAGTTGCGACCTGGTTTACAATTTTCCCTAGTGCTTGAAAGACAGGTATCAACATTTCAAGGATCGGTTGGCCAATTACAGCGAGTGCGTTGGTTCCTGATTGCTTCAGGTTCCCCATTACGTTCTCGAGACCGTCAGCTTCCCTCTGAGCCTGTCCAAGGGCTCCTGAAAGTTTATTCCCGTCTTCGACCATCTGAAGCAAGGTCAATTGCTTCTGCGCTTCGCTTAGGTCCTTAAATGATTTCCCGTATAATTTATTTGCAGCGGCATTTCTGGTCGTTTCCGTTGCAGAAATCCCAAGGGCTGCATCGTTTGCAAAGTTTCCTTTTAGAAAAGATTGTAGGCTTTCTGATACGCTCTCAATGGACTTGTCGTAAAAAGCTGCGCCATCTGCTGCGGCCCTAGTTGCACGGGAAGTCAGGTCAAGTGCTTGCGCAGTGTCTAGTCCTGAAGTTTTTGCAAATGAAGCCATTTGAGTGAATGAGCCTTGCAAACGCTCAGGCACAATGTCCATTTCTTGGCCAATAGCATTCAGTGATTCCCTTGCTTGAGCTTCCATGTCGCCAAAAACAGTTGTGAATTGTGCATTACTTGCTTGAATCTGAGCCGCTGCTTCAATAGATGAAGCTCCTACTTCTAAGATTTTTTGTGACAACTCTGCCAACTTCTCACTCGTTCGCTGAAGTGCTTCTGCTCGGATAGTGTTTGACATTGCTGTCATGCCGTCTTGAGCGTTATCGGCAGACGATTTAGTTTGGTTCATCTCATTGTTGAGATGATTTAATGCAGTCTTAGCTTGATTCAGTTCAGACTCCATTTTATTGGCTTGTGTGGAATTTTCACCAAATTCTTTTTTGGTGAGCTCCAGTTGTCGTTCTAAGTTTGAAATCTGCTTATTGACAATATCAGACTGTGCGCCAATTTTTTTCTGAGCAAGAGCATTTCTCTCAGCTTCACTAGCGTTTGAACCTAAAGCACTTTCTTGCAGTTTAAATGAACTTGTCACCTTTTCCATCTCGGATGCTAGTTGGCTCTGTTCATTCTGCAAATTGTTTAGCTTACTGATATTGTTTTCTGTCGCTTGACCGTTTCCAGATAATGCCTGGTTCACACTTGCAAGCTTACCCTCATATCCTTTTAAGACATTTTGAGTGACTTCAACTTCACGTTGAAAAGCTCGATACTGATCTGCGCCAATATCTCCCTTTTTGAATTGTTCTTCAACCTGAGACTGAGCTTGTCTCAATGTTTCCAATTTCTCCTTAGTCGTCGAAACTTGCTTTTGCAAAACTTCTTGCTTCTGAGTTAGGAGCGTTACGTTCCCTGTATCAAACTTCAAGGCCTTGTCAATCTGTCTCAACTCCTGACTCGCATCAGTAGCAGCCTTATTGACATTTTTTAGCGCCTTCTGTAAAGGTTGCGTGTCGCCATCGATTTCAATTTTGATACCTTTGATATTTCCTGCCATATTTCCTCCTTTCATAAAAAATAGAAAAGCGCTGAGAGAATTTCTACGACTGATAATGCAGTCAGCGCAATGAACTTGGTCTCAGAATCGCTCTCTCAGCACTCATTTTTTCTTTAAAAACTGTCAAAATCAGCTTGCGTGGCCTTCCGTTCGCCACCCTTATCCTCACTCCGTAAATTCACATAATCCGTCTGATAATCTAGAGCCATTCCAATTGAAATGTGTTTTAGATCATCGATAGACAGACCGGTTTCTTTACAGCAGGACAGATAAGACTCTACTGTGAAGATTTCTTCGCTAGCTGATTCTGAGTCATCTGGTGCTTTTTTGTCGTCATGCTCGCATTCAGCATTTCCATCAGCACAGGCCCAACTTCCTGAATCGGAAAGACTTCCATTTCCATGAAGAATTGTTCATAAGGCTTGATGTGAGGATTTGCAGATTTAGCAAAGGTCCAAAAAAGACGGTTGAAAAAGGTCATGTCAAAATCTGACAACATCGAAATATCAATATTAGTCGCTGTCAACTCCTTGTCAGTTTCTAGCTTGTTCAATTCATTCATGAATGATTGATTTTTCAACATTGAGAACAAATCTTGAAAATAATCTTTCCCAAATTGTTGCTTGTAGGCAATAGGAGTGTAGCCATTAGTTCCTAACTCATACTCCTGATCGCCAACCAAAACGATTTTACGCATAGATCTTCTCCTTAAGCTGCAACGGCAGTAGGTTCATACACTTTCTTGAACCAGTTGTCATAAATTTCTTTATTATCAGCTGATGTGATAGAACGTTTAACAACTGAATCCAGAGGACGAGGACTTGCCTTAAAGCCAAGTTCACGCTCGTTGACGTTTGTACCATTTTTGGTTTTTGATCCATTGCCTGGACGGCTTGCTGAACAGTAGTAAAGGACGTGACGTGTTTTATTCTTGTCCCCTGAAAATTCAAACATCAAGGCAAATGATGTGAATTCTGCATCAGCTTTTTCAGTCAAAACACCCGTCTGAGCATCTTTGATTTCCCCCAAAATCTTAGTCGCAAACATTTCAATAATGTGAGAGATTTTGAATTTCCCTTCATACCCTTCATTTGAGTTCATGAAGTGATAATCGATGTCGTCTGCTTTGATTGGTGTTGATTCACCCTTTGGATCCAATGTCAATTCCATTGCTCCAGGAAAGCGGAAAATTTCATCGTAAGCAATCACTCCATCTGCACCAATTGATTTGATTGGCGCAACGTGAACATTTTTTAAACCAAAGGTTACTTTATTTTCTTGAGTCATGTCATTCCTCCTTAGTATAGATAGACCGTATAAGACTTGACATAGAGTCTTTCAGTCTCAATAAATGTTTCTTCTTGAACATCGAAAAAGAGCTCGTGGGTTGTCCACAGCTCTTCCAGACGTTCTTCCAAATCTTCATCCTTACTCTCAAAAGCCAGCTCAACTGTCACGCTCTTAATCTGATGATTAACCGTGTTGTCGGCTGCATTGATGGCTGGACTCGATTCATAATAGACCAGGTAAGGTAGGTCAGGAGCGTTTCCAGTTTTAAACGCTCGATAAGTGACAGGCAAGTTTGCCTGTTCCAAAATAGCAGCAAAGTCTGATAGCTTCATTTTCCAATCTCCTTGATTCGCTTCTCAAAGTTTTGAATCGCTTTTTCTTCAGCAGGCTTGATGTGAACAATACCAGCGACACGACCACCATTTCTTGAAAGGTGCCCGTTCTCCAGTATGTGAGTAAGACTTGCAACTGCGTTGAACACAACAAAAGAGCCATTGGCCAACTTCTTCTTTTTCCAACTTCTACGATACTTTCCGTACCGTTTCGGACTTGTCTCTTTCAACTCATCCACAGTCTCATCAGCTACTTGCTCTGCAATCTTATCCACTTCTTCAGTAACCTCATCAGAGTAAGCTGCAAGCTCTTTTGCTATCAAATCAGCAAGGTCATTACTCATTTCAAGACCTCTGACAAAGTCAACTCTAAAATTTCAGAATCGATAGGATAGGTTTTTAAGATACGATATTGCTTGCCTTCAAACTTCGCAAACTCCTGATTCTCATACTCAAAATTTCGAATCTCAACGACCAAGCTCGGTTTTAGCCCTACTTGGTTCGCCTGATAAAATTCAGAGCGAGTAACCCTCTTTTTGCGACATAAGAGAGTAAGTTCAACATCTTCAGAGATTGGTTGTAGTAGCTTGTCCTTACCTGTGACTTTCTTAGAGATCAGCGTGATTTCATGATTCCACATTCTTGACCTCTTTCTTTGATGCTATCTGTAAATTATGCAGTCGCCATTGAAGGTGACGTGGCATATCCACCCCACCCTCATAGCGATAGGCAGCATAGTCAACGATAAACATTTCATGGTCAGCACGCTCACCAACAAGCTCGATACCGAGGTTATCGGTCAATTCAGTGATGACACTTGAAATGATTTTTTTTAACGGCTTGTCTCTTAAGTCGGTTGAAATCCCCAACTTAAGCTTCAGCAATTCTAAAAGCTGACCTTCGTTCATGTTTACTCCTCAACTTCCTTAGCAGGTTCTTCAGCAGTTTCCTCAACTGTTTCTTCCTGCTCAACTGCGGGCTCTTCCTTCACTTCTTTTGTTTCAGGAGCTGGTTTCTTAGATTCATCATCTCCCAAAACTTCAAGGAAGATAGAGCCAGCAGTGTTGGCACCAGTCAAAAGGCCGTTGGTAAAGCTATCTGTTGGCTCATATCCTTCACGAGGGAAGATATCGCCAACAGCATAGTCATGTTTTTCAGGATCAACCAAGTCCTTGAAAGGACGAATTACTTTATAGCTCATACGCTACCTCCTTAAGCTACAACATCAGTGTATGTTCCGAAGAATCCAGCTTCTTCATCTGCTTTCTTAATATCCAGACGGATGAAAAGTCCAAGCAATTGTCCGTAAATGTCATTGTTCACCCATTTAACGGATACTTGGGCGCGGTCAAACTCTTTGACGAACTCAGTTACATCTCCGATGAAGAATTTCATGTCTCCTTCATTTCCAAACACTGTATCATCTACTTTGTAGATTGTTTTCCCACCAAATGAATAGCCAGTAGGTGAAGCTACATCAGTTTGAAGCATGTAGCGCCCATCTTTGTCCTTCACCTTGTCAAGTGCGGCAAACATTGACTTAGTTACAACGATGCTTGCTTTGTAAATTGATTTAAGCTTCTTATTGTAGATGTCTTTAATGCCATCAAATCCAGACGCATCTGCTTGGGTAGCTGTTTTGAGTACGGCTGTAACTAATGACAATTCAGTGTTTTCACCTTGGTTGAATACTTCGTCTTCAACAATGGACATGATGTCATAGTCTGCGTCGTCAATCATTTCTTGTGACACAGGGACATATCCACGGTAAGTCTTGATTGAATAATCAATCTCACTGATTGCTGGTTTTCCGAGTTCTGGATTTGATTTCAATTCTTCTGTTGAAACCATTACACCATCAGTTTTCTTGATAAGTGGATATTTACCAGATCCACTGTTAACTTTCACACGTTCCACAAGATCCAAAAGTGGATTACGTGTTTTGTTAACAAAATGAGGTTGCAAAACTTCAGTAGGGATTAAAGCTGCGCTTCCTGAATCAGTAGTTTTCAAAC